AAACCGTTCGCACTACACCCGTTTTATATGGGCGGAGGAAAGATGGGACTCTCAGACGATAACATGAAAGAAATTATGAAAGTCATGAATCAATCGATTTTTGACGCAGTTCTAGAGTTAGGATCTGCCATGGTAGATGATGACCTGCCACAGTATAGCTTTCTTGGCAACACTGCTAATGCTAAAGCAATGTTTAAAGAGGCAGCAAGCATTTTGAACACAATGATTGACGCTGGGAAGACAGTGCCGGCATCGATTCTAAGAGAAATATCTTCCGATCCTCAACTAGATCCTGTTTACATAGCACTGTTTGTTCCTTATCTTAAGCAAGCCGCAAGTGTTTTTGGTGTTGCTGGGGGAGTACCAATTACATTCACTGAGTATACCCTGATCGCAAGACCAATTATCAATCAAATAGAAAAAGCCAGTCGAAAGGAGGAATCAGGTGTTGCTCCTTTTTTCGGTCAACATAAAGAAGAACAAAAAGTACTCAAAAAAGCAAAAATGCGAGATCAATTAAAGGCTTCATCGTTAGCATTAAAGGACGAAGTTTTAGAGGCTATCAAGGCAGCAATCCCTGCGAGGATGAAGCAAAGAATTAACAACAACAAAGCTGAAATCCAAGCGGAGATAAAAAAGCTGATGGAACCCGCAGAAGCAGGTAAAGCACCCCAAGGCGCACAAGCCGCAATCTCTCAACTAGCATCACAAGGAGATAACACAATGGGTCCCGGTGCTCAAGGTCCAAGAGAAAATCTTAAACTAACAAAATCTGAACTTCAAAGGATCATCCAAGAAGAATTAGAAAACGTAACAAAAGGAAACTAAACATGAGTTCAACAACACTTGAAATTATCCAAGGGCTAGCACAAGCAGCCGCCAACTCTTACGATGGAGCACACGACTCCAGAACATCTTATGACGGAGAAGAAAGAAGAGTTGGTCTTCAAAGAGAAATAGGATGCCCTATCATGGATAAGCGAGTTATGGACGGGTTCTCTGTAAAATTTTACGCAAACAAAATATGTATTCACTATCAGTCCGATGTACTCCTTCGTGAGGTATATACACAAGACTTCGAATCTGAGATCGAAAGACGTCTCAACGAGGTAAAAAACTTTTTACAAAAAGAGTATCGGGCGATAACCGGTAAGTCTGTTACCTTATCAGCAGATGGCGAAGTACAAGTCCTTGTACAATCAACCTCACGAGTTCGTTCATTTGTGCAGGCTTACCAACATTATAAAATTTCTGGCATAGAAGAGATGCCAACTATGGACCCCGCTGTTGAAAAGTCCAGAGAGGTTACAAGAAAGTTCCTCGAACAGTTCTCGGACAAACGTCCCTCAAATGACACAAGAAAGGATTAATAAAATGAAAATAACAAATGAAGAACTTAAAACAATTATTCAAGAAGAGATTGAGAGCGCTGTTGATGAAGGTCTCATGGATAAAATAAAAGGAGCCGCCGGCAAAGTTGGAAAGGCACTGGGGATGGGCAAGTCAGGAAAAGATGCCCTATCAGCAGAAGATTACATGCAAAAGGCCAAACAAAATCCTAGGATTTATGATGACCTTTATAATGCCGCCATGGGCGATGAGAGCTTAAATAAATTTGTAACCCCAAAGCACGCTTTAAACGTTTTAATGAGTACATTTAAAAAGTTATCTAAACAACAACAAGTAATGGCCATATCAGATACGCTCAAAGAGTTAGCTCAAGACGGTAAACTTGGAGAGTAATAAACAAAGGGCCAAACAACAACTAATTGACTTTTTAAATTACGCAATAGAAAGGCTTCAATAACAAGAGGAACATGTCTCTTAAACTATCAAAACAAGAAATTGTAAAAGAGATCGTCAAGTCAGGAAAAGATCCGGTATATTTTATTAATAACTATTGTCGGATCTCTCACCCACTTCGCGGTCTTATTCCTTTTAATACATACCCTTATCAAGACGATCTTATAAAGGACTTTAACGATTATCGTTTCAATATTATACTAAAAGCAAGGCAGCTTGGAATCTCAACAATCTCGGCTGCTTATGCTGTTTGGTTCATGTTATTTCACAAAGAAAAGAACATTCTCGTAATGGCGACCAAGTTCACAACAGCAGCCAACTTGGTCAAAAAGGTAAAGCAGGTTATGAAGAACCTTCCGCCTTGGATGCAGGTTGCAAAGATTACAATCGACAATCGAAACTCGTTTGAATTGTCAAACGGCTCTACCATTAAAGCAGTCGGAACCTCTCCAGATGCCGGTCGCTCAGAGGCGCTGTCTTTACTTATCATCGACGAGGCTGCTCACGTTGAAGGTCTCGAAGAACTATGGGCAGGACTTTACCCAACACTGTCAACAGGTGGTCGTTGCATCGCCCTGTCGACCCCTATGGGTGTTGGTAATTGGTTCCACAAGACTTATATTGATGCTGAGAACGGGGACAACGAGTTTCACACAATCTCTCTACCATGGGATGTCCACCCAGAAAGAGATCAAGCATGGTTCGATAAAGAAACCAAAAACATGGCACGAAGACAGATAGCGCAGGAACTTGAGTGTAACTTCAATACTTCTGGTGAAACGGTGATCCATCCAGATGATATTGCTTGGATGCACGAACAGATATCCGAACCAGAGTACAGAACTGGCTTTGATAGAAACTTTTGGATCTGGGAAAAATATAAAGAGGGTTTGCCATATTTATTAGTGGCAGACGTAGCACGTGGTGACGGTGCTGACTCGTCCGTGTTTCATATCGTGCGAACAGACACAATGGAGATCATTGCGGAATATCAAGGCAAACCAACTCTAGATCACTATGCTAATATACTAAATGATGCAGGTAGAGAATATGGGAACTGTCTCTTGGTTGTTGAAAACGTAGGTATCGGTATTTCTGTATGTGAGAAGCTAAAAGATTTAGAGTATCCTAATTTATATTACTCCATAAAAGGAACACATGAATATGTCGATGCAGTTGCTGGTGAGTACAATAACAATGCCGTTATAGGGTTTACCACATCCAGCAAAACCAGACCACTTATTGTTGCAAAGTTGGAAGAGTATGTCAGAAACAAACTTATTAAGCCAAGATCTCAAAGACTATTTTCCGAGGTCAAAACTTTTATTTGGAACAATGGAAAACCACAGGCTATGAGAAGCTATCACGATGATTTAATAATGTCTTTAGCAATTGCGTGCTGGGTTAGGGACACGGCATTAGAAACATCCCAGAGGGATTTGGAGTACAAACGTGCAATGTTAGACGGTATATATTGTAAAACCAAAACTATCAGCACCGCAATCAAGGGAATGCGAGAACATAAAGCAAGAGAGTTGTTTGAAGAGAAATATGAAAAAGAAATACAAGTAACTAAAGATTTTCCATGGATATTTAAAGGTTAGTACTAAGAAATACTATTTACATATAAAAAGGACTTGTAATGGCGAAGAAAAAAATAAATCAAAAATCACCATATAATCCAGACTCATCTCTGTTTAGATCACTAACAAGATTGTTTTCTGGACCTGTGCAACAAAGAAACACACAAACTGGTAGACAGCTTAGGCGAAAGCATTTGGACATGTATGCTAACAGATTTCGTTCAGCATCCGGTCAACAATTTAAAAAGTCAGAATATAACCCAATAAATAATGTTACTCTGAACATGGTTTCAAATCGTAACAGATCAGAAAGATATGTAGACTTTGATGAAATGGAGTATGTTCCAGAGATAGCTTCGTCTTTGGATATATATGCTGACGAAATGACAACCTACACACAGATAAGGCCAATGTTAAACATAAAGTGTACTAACGAAGAAATCAAACATGTCTTGTCAAATTTATATCACAACGTTTTAAATATTGAGCATTGTTTGTTTGGATGGTGCAGATCTATGTGTAAATACGGAGATTTCTTTTTATATCTAGATATAGACGAGGTGGATGGTATAAAGGGTGCCATTGGCTTACCTCCTCAAGAGATTGAGAGGCTTGAAGGCGAAGATGAAACAAACCCTAATTATGTGCAGTTTCAGTGGAACAGTGCAGCCCTTACTTTAGAAAACTGGCAGATGGCTCATTTTAGAATACTTGGTAATGACAAACATGCACCTTATGGCACATCTGTTCTTGAAGCATCACGTCGTATATATAGACAGCTTATACTACTAGAAGACGCCATGATGGCATACCGTATTGTCAGAGCATCAGAGAGAAGAATGTTCAAGATTGATGTTGGTGGTATTCCACCACAAGAAGTCGAACAATATATGCAAAAAGTGATGACGCAAATGAAAAGACATCAGGTTGTGGACCCAACAACTGGTCGTGTTGATCTTAGATACAATCCGTTGTCGATAGAAGAAGACTACTATATACCAATTAGAGGGGGGCAGTCCAACACTGATATTTCAAACCTGCCGGGATCTTCCTATAACGGTGGAATTGACGATGTTAAATATCTCCGCGATAAACTGTTTGCTGCGCTCAAAGTACCGCAGTCTTACCTAACAATGGGTGAAGGCGCCAGTACAGATGACAAAGGCACACTAGCACAGAAAGATGTTAGGTTTGCAAGAACTATACAGAGACTACAAAGAGTTGTTATTGCTGAGCTGGAAAAGATTGGAATGATACATCTGTTTACTTTAGGTTATCGTGATGATGATTTATTGTCATTTAGTTTGCAACTGAATAATCCTTCAAAGATAGCAGAGTTACAGGAGATTGAAATTTGGAAATCAAGATTCGAAATTGCCGGTGCTGCCACTGAGGGATATTATTCAAAGAGATGGATCGCTGAAAATCTTCTAGGTATGTCTGAGGAAGAATTTCTTCGTAATCAAAGAGAAATGTTTTTTGATAAGAAGTTTACTGCTGCTCTTGAAGCCGCGCCTAATGAAGACGCTGCTGGTGCTGACGCCGGCGGTGGTGACCTTGGTGGCGGTGATGCTGGGGGTGGTCTTGACCTTGGTGGCGGAGACGCCGGAGGAGGTCTTGATCTTGGTGGTGGAGACACTGGTGGAGGCGAAGACGCTGCCGCTGGTGGGGCCGGTGAGACACCTGCCGGAGAAACCGGAGGTGCGGAAGGGGGTGATACTGATCTTCTCGCCGAGCCCGCTGCCAAGAGAGATGAC